TTACAATTAAGCCGTTACAACAGTACCAGCAGTAGGGATTGCTGAATAGAATCTCATTACTGGAACGTTGAGGAAATAATATAAATTAAAATCGCTACCCGCAGCAACGAATTTATCAACAAAAATCCCACTGGCTAGAACATCTTCTGCTGGACTACTACTACATTCGAAGGTGAAAATATCTCTATTTCCACCATCAACTGCTGAAAAATTAGTAGACTTAGCAGGATCAGTGCTATGAAAATTGTATTGTGAATACATAGGGCAAGAAACTGTTAATCCAGCATTTGTCCTTTGATTAGTCAACGCTTGACCCGCTTCACCAGTCCCAAAGTTAACCAATTTATATCTAGATGCAAAACTAGCATAACCTGCTGCACTATTTGTGATGAAAGAAACTGAAGCTGTTGAAGCAACAACATCTGGACTTCTAAAACATCTCATATGTGCTCGATTCTCTGACCCAACACCACGTGGATTAAAAGTATAATTTACAGCCCCTTTATTTGCTATAAAAGCAGGAGCTAACCACTGAATGGGTGTATTATGAGTAAAATTGCAATGAAAGTTAGAACCAGGGACAAGCAAACCAACACCTACCGAAATTCCATGGGGATCAAATCCAAAATACCTAGGCATTCTGGAAAAAATCTCCACTAAGTGTGTAAGTTGTGCACTCCCACTAACTGATGACAAAGTTTCCATAAAAGAATAACGATGTAACAATTGTCTCAAAGAAACAATGTTTTCACCATAGTGTCTTAAATATCTGTTTGGATCAGGACTAGAAGGTGTACCTGCAACAATACTATGCACAAATTCATTATCATCATCAACTTCACCAGATTGAGCTACAAAATTACTAAATTGCTCGTTATGTTGAACAGGATTTGCTAACTCAAAATTATCAGCTGCTCGAACAAATATAAACATTTGTACATCCGCAGTTGTAGTGGGAGCAGTTAATTCCGTCAAAACACGCACAGTTATTGTACCATTATGAGTGGTACCATCAAAAGTAGGCAAACTTGGTGAAGTACTAGTACTCCACAAAGAATTGGTCGTACTGTACGTATTAAAACTACGAAGGAAAGTTGTAGCTTGTTGATAAGGAACACGAACTTCCACATTAGTATCTTCAGTCAAATCCACTATTTCCGTAAAAACAACAGTCGTTGAAACTGCATCACTTAAAATATTTTCACCGGAGTATCCATAAGGGTCGTAAGAAATACGAACCCGCCCACGGTGGAATTTAGAGGCAATAAACTTAAAACGGAAAATGATATCACCTCTCCAACCCAAAAACATAGCAGAAATCCAAGCGATTGGAGTCATATAACATCCTTGATTAACACCAGCTCCAATAGCATAAAACGCTGGATGCACCAAGGATGAAAATAAAAGATCATTCACACTGTTAGAATTTGTCCAATCCACTTGTGCAAGATAGGATTCCTTCTGAGTTAAATATGGAATAGTCAACTCATCATCATTTGGCAAACCAACTGATGACGGATCAACAGTCAATTCATTTTTCGGATCTAAAGTCAATTTCTCAACAGGAAAAGAAATTTCTGCAGATGCTAATGGGGGAAACGCAGTAGGTTTTCTTGCCTCAATAGATTTAATAACTGGAGGGTTACAAAATCCAAACATAGAGGCTATCTGACCAACAGCAGTCGCACCAATTTGAGTTGCAGTCATATATTTACCTATAAAAGGAACTGATTTAAACATACCCGCTGCAGTTGCAACAGCGGAAGCAAGAAATGAAACAGGACCCTCATCATATTCGTCAGTAGACTGTAAAGCCAAACCAACAGAAGCACCTGAAATACAAACATCTTCAGCCCAAGCATAGACTTGCAAAGTCACTCCTGCACCAGAGGCAGCATTTGCACTCTGGAGACGCGAGATAACTCGAAAATCGAGTTGTCCCATGCCAGTAAAATCACTAGCAGTTTGAACATGCAGCATATTTTTCTCACAGAAGAATGGAAGTGTCATTTCTGCACCAGCATTCTTCTGAGGATAAATCCAACAATGTGGTCTCTGTGAAAATGGGATATTATCCCTATCTGTATCAGACAAATCAATTGTTGAAGGTGTAAATACTTGTAAAGGTTGATAAGCCATCAATAAAGCCCCATAATAAAATGGGGAAGCATTGATAACAACCTTAATCTTCAAATTACATTTAATAAAAGCATAGTTATTCAACTTATACTTAATTCGTGTGTCATTAAAAAATGCATACCATGGATTAGTAGTTGCAAATGTGCCAACTACCGAAGCTTGAGTCCAACTTAAAGTCATAATATTCACTGGTCGCGACAAAAATTCACTCAATTCTACATTAGGAGTAAAATCATGTGTATCTCGCAATTGAGGAAAAGAACGCTCTAAGGTAAATGCAGCTGTTTCATCCATGAAAGCAACAGGTCCTTCAGTATTAGTTGTAAGTACAGCTGACACATCATCATCCTCAGCATCACTCTGAACTACAAAATTATGTGGGAAATCCATCCCACTCTCGTGTGTAACTAGTTCGCGTACACAACACGATGTCGGTTTATTCTCGGCCCCGACTGGTCTTATATTGTTTGTGGAAACTTATATTAAGACAGAAAAGCTAGTTGGGCTTATCTGAATATTGTGAAAATTTACGGTACTCACAATCTTAATACCGGAATTTTAACGTGTTCCACCACGGGTTTTACAGTTATCCTAACTTCAACCTTGCCTTTCCTTTATGGAAAGCAAGTACACAAAAGAAAATACACAAAATAGGAAAAGTACTGAAAATATATTGTAAAAGTAAAAGTAAAAAATAGAATAATGCAACATATAGAAAATGAAACTCACCGTCCAAACACAACATCAGAAATCCAAAGAATATCAACAAATTTTGAAGAGCAATCATAAGAACTAAATGCAAAACCCTTGAATAGATGTACCCATAAAGATACTCATGAGATTGCCAATACTCCAATGGACACATTCTCTGATCCCTAATTTGGGCGAAAAAACCCATAACAGGATCATCGTCCATTACAAGGGCCTGTACATGAAATTCATCTACATTAAACTCTTCCATAACACATTCTAAACACAATGTTACCTGAAAAAGAACAAAAAGAGGATTCTCATTGGTGGGAAGGGAACCACATCTACTACAACATCCAGAGCACATATGATCCCCAATAACAACATTCTTGCAATCAGGGCAATAATTTTCATCTTCACAAATACAATAATCTTCGACCAAAATCCGACCACATCGGCCACACTCAACGGTGTCGTTAGAACAACAACCACCTTGCACAACCAACTCATGCCCATCATAGAATCTCTCATAGAGATGCTTCCAAGATGGAAAATGATTATCCGAGACATATGCTCGAAGATCACAAGAATCTACAATAGATTTCAATTCCTTCCGTTTCTCCTCAAATTTCTCCTTTCCATAGAAGAAGTATTCACATGAAGCTTGGCTCAAATTATCCACACTCTGGCGCTGTGGGCACACCACTTTTGATGGTATACCTACTGTCAGCATACGAATAATCGATTCTTCTTCAAGCGGGCACGCAATAGCACCTAAATCTTCATCATAACGAAAAGTTCTCTTGAGAAAAGAAACATCATCAATTGAAATATATGGTTTCGATTCACTCACTTTATCAGCCATTGTATAAGTAATACCACAATCACCTAAGCACTTCTGTATAGTAGTGTGATTAAACCATGGGATTTCCCTGGAAACTCCCATGACATTATCATCACCATAAACAAAGGCTGAAACACAATCCTCAAATCTACCTGAAAAACCATCAACGTTTAGCTCAGTAAAGCAATATCTCAAATATAAGATATTAACCAAACTATTAAGCACAACCGTCAACGGATGTCCAGAAGGGTTTGAACCAATAAACATTATTAAATCCCCATTAAAATTAGTGTATGCAAAACAAGTGTCGAATGCAATTCCATCAACAACCAAAAGGTCATTGGCAGAGTATCCAGCTCGAGCACATATTTTACTAACAATAGTAAAAGCATCTAAAATGACCTTGACTCCCATACTCTTGTCAAAGGATTTATAATCACCTGCAACCATACGATCTCGTCCATGTTGAATGATATAATCATGTAATTCACCCCATTGTTTAGATTGGGTATTGATTCCTGTTGCACTTCCAAATACAAAACGATTGTTCTGCATTAACCTAATAAAAGGTAACAAATACATTCTCACAACAAGAGACCAATCCACAGGTGATCCCAAAAAGACACGAGTTTTCTTTGCAGTTATCTTAGCAAAAGAAACAGGTTCATCTTTAAGATGAGCAGTGAAAACGGGACAAGCCCGCACTCCAGCATGATAACCACTAATAATTGAATTTGCTCGATTCAATATCTCAGGAGTATACATAACTGGATCCTGTAGTTCGCCAACTGCAGGAACAGAATACAAAAATTTCAACTTTGAAGTGGCCCATGGAAATCCGGCACTGGTCTTACGATTAACTGAATCAACATAAGCTATACCCGCAGCTCCATTAATAGCCGTAAAAACATCATAAGGTTTCATTTCAGATATTTCGTCTCCAGGACAAGTTCCTAAAATGTGATCTAAAAAAGTATCACGTGCCACAATCATAGATTTACGACAAAGATTATCTACTGTATTCAATAATGCTTGTCCAGCTATCTTCCACGGTTCCCATGTCATACACGGAGGACCATACTTGATTTCATAACCTCGAGAAACCATTTCGTCAGCAATATACGTACGCTCAACTTTTGATTTACTCGCAGCTCTGAATCCGGTTAATGATCCAAAAACTACAGCACTTCCCTTCATATACCTAAGACCACTAGCATGATGAAGTGGAACAACGGCACTAGAAGCACTCTCTGCGACTAATGATGGAGTTCCAGCTTGAATCTTTAAATTATCATAATCAAAGGAGGTGTTATTTAACATAGCAGCACCCACAATTGTGGATAAATTATCACCTAAAAGATGGAGTCCACAAATTACAGGTCCACGTGGTGACATCGCCACCAACATCGAACCACAATCTCCTATATGAAAAACACGAGAACATTCACCAAACCACATATCTGTAGTAAGATCAAGATCTTTAACATGATAATCTCTTTTCGCATGGATAGCATCAACAGGATCAACAACAACAGTGCCATCATCATTTCTACTAACATAAAATCCAGAAAAGAAACCTTCAAAACCAGCAAAGGAAATAAATTTGCGCAAATCTCGTAAAGGATACATACCTTCTAACTCAAAGAAAGCCAAATCACCTTTTATAGTGAAATCCTTTCTTTCAAGCTTAA